GACCGTAGGCGGTGTCGATGGAGGCGATAATAAAGTCGAGCGCCGGAAATTCCGGCCTGTCCCACAGGATCCAGTCGGCGTCCTTGATGACGCCGCCTCCTCGCGGGACTGGGGCCTGCTGCATTTGGCCGGCGGTGGCGAACGGCCCCATGATCCGCTCTTCGCGTTCGACCACGTCGAGGGGAAAACGGGTCGGGAAATAAAGCTCGCCGGGGATGGTGCGGGGGTCTTTGTAGCCGAGCATGGTGGGGTGGGCGCGGTCCGGATCGTAGCGCATCGGGATCATGATGTGATCGTAGCCGAGCTTCTTGTCGAGGATCATTCCGGACAGATCGGCCTCGTGCAGCCGCTGCATGATCACCACGATGGCGCTCTTGCGCGGCGAATTGAGGCGGGTCGGCACCGATTCCCTGAACCACAGGTTGACGCTCTCGCGGGTGCTGTCGCTGTTGGCGTTCTTGACGCTCAGAGCGTCGTCGATCAGGACGCGGTCGGCCCGGTGACCGGTATCCGCTCCCGCCGCGACCGCCCTGCGCCATCCGGAGCGGGTGTTTTCGAACACCGTCTTGGAGTTCTGGTCGCCGGTCAGTTCGACCAGGTCGCCCCAGTGCTTCTGATACCAGGCGGTGGTGACCAGCCGGCGCATGCGAATGCTGTCGCGCTCGACCAGGTCGATGTTATGGGACGCGCAGAGATAGCGCATGTGGGGCATGGCGGCAGGCCCCCATTCCCAGGCCGGCCAAAACACATTGAGCAGCAGGGATTTCATGCCGCCGGGAGGAATGTTGATCAGGAGACGGTTGTAGGGCTTGCCATCGACCTGGGCGCCGTCGGTGATCGCCTCCAAATGTTCACAGATGAACGGCAGGTGCCAGTTGTCGAGCATGGGCTGGCCCGGCTCGACCTCTTTCCAGGCCCGCTTGACGAACTCGTGCAGGGACCGCTCGCACATCTCCTTGTCCATGCGGTCGAGGACATCCTGCGGATTGACCTTTTGAAGATTGATGGACGTCATCCGAACAGCACCCCGTTAAACTCCGCGATCTCGAATGAAAACTCGGCAAAATGGGGATCCCAGTCGGGATCGACGGCGCGCCAGGCGTGAACGCAGGAGGAATAGTTGGAGTAATTCATCGGCTCCCAGTCGTCGGAGCCGTGAACATGGAGGCCCAGCTTGATCTCAAAAGTGTTCTTCATTGCAACTCCCCGATAATGCGCTTGATCTCTTCGGCGGGAAGCCGCAGCCAGGCCGGATCGCAAATGGCGTGAATAGCAAAAACGTAACGGGCCTCAGCGAAGTCGCGGGCCTGTTCCTTACAGATCGGCCAGAGGTATTGAATGTCGATATTCCGGAGCCTGGCGCACCACCAGTCCTGGAGCAGGGTGATCGGATTCATAGATGCCCCGCCGGCGCCCAGACCTTGAGATCCTTGATCGGGAAATAAAACGCCGCCTCCCTGGAGGGGCCGGCGGGAATGACCTGCATCATCCACTCGCCCTCGAGAAATTGAACATTGAGCGGGAATATCCGGCCTTCGTAAGGGCTTGGGCCGGCGACCGTGATATCGACCAGGGTCTTGGCGGGCTGGATGTGTTTAGGCATCGTCGTCGTCCTCCGGATTGCAGCTGGAATGTCCTATCGCCTTCATCAGGGCCTTCTCGGCAATGAGGATCTCGTCCGAGGACAGATGGGAGACATCAATCTTGGTCAAATTGTTGATATTGACCTGCGAGGTGGTGTCGATCATGCGGCGGTCGCCATAGAAGCGGGGGGACCGCTTCACCGCCAGCCACTCCCTGGCATGGATGCGATGCGGCAGCTTGGCGATGTCGAGATCGGTCGCCGCCTCGTCGGCAATGGTCACGATCTCGCGGGCGATGTCATCCGCGTATAGCTCTCGCGCCGCCGCGAAGGCCCGCGCAAATTCCGGATGCTCCTCCAGCCAATAATACATGATCCGGGCGTTGGGCGCCCAGACCTCCTCCAGCGCAATCTGCCGCAAGGTCTTGCCATTGGTGACCAGATCGCAAATCCGCTCCCCGATAGCGGGGGTGTAGATACTGGCCCACGGCGGCTTGACCTCCGGGGGCGTCGGCGCCGCCCTGGTGGATTGCGCTAGTTCGAAGCGAGCTATGCGCCGGTTTTGCTTTTTGGTGGGCATGGCGTGGGCCTCGTCGGTCGGGGGTGCTGGAGTATATGAGGGAAATGGGCTTGCCGGCAAGAGCGAAAACAGGTTAGACAGTAGAATACGGAGGAGGAGCATATGATGGGTAGACACAGAGCGCCGGAAATGCAAGGGGACGACTGCGGGGGGTACGACCCCTTCACCCAGATCACCAAGCCATACGACTACAGCCGCCACGGCTTCAAACTATCGAAGTGGGAAACCCGCATCCTGCCAAGGGTGAACCTGTGCGTGTGGGTCGCGGATAAACAATTCGAGATCTATATGACCTACGCCGAGGGCGTCCAGGAGAGCAAGATCGACCTGCTGGAGGCGATACGGTCGCATATCGACACCTGGGAGGGGGACTCGGCGGGGGAAATGAACGATACGTTGGAAGCCTTGGAGAAGCTCGTCACTGGGCTGAATGACCTCATGGTCAAAGTTAGGGAGAAAAGTTCAAAACTGTCTGGGGCTATTTGAACCGGGAAATGAACACTCTCATTCATTTCCCAAAATCCATGAGAGTGTCCGTTTATTGGTCAACAACCGAATACGATTATTTATTGGGTGAAAAATTTGAGAAAAATTTTTGGGGCTTATAGTATACTCTAGGCCGCCTATTAGCGGGGGTACCCCCGGTCGTTTTTTACTTCGAGGCCTGTCGCTGCCCTGTCAGCACCCTGCCAGAACAGACCGGGAACAGGCGTGTCAGAGGGCTGTCAGCCCTCTGACAGGCCTGGGCCTGGCTAGGCCTGGCGCGCCAGCGCCTCGGCGTAGGCGGCGGCGCCCTCGGCGGCGACGCTTGGCTCGGTCCAGCCCAGGGCGCGCGCCTCGTGCTCGGCGTAGGTGCGGGCGCTGCGCGCCGCCTGCTCTGCCCGGCTGATCCAGCCAGGCTCGCCCGTCATCAGCACCCGGATCTCGCTGTATTCGTTCCGCTCGCGGCGCAGGCGGGCGATCTCGTCGCGCACATACTTGGGCAGGATGCGCCCCTCGTGTATGACGCGCCAGGCGTCGGATCCTTTGTGGAAGGGAAGGCCTTGAACTTGCAGCATGTGAGCGCCTTTCGTGTGCGGTTGTTAACTGCCCTTTATATGCCTGGCGTCAATCTAGTTGTCAAGCGCAAAAATAATTTATTTTAATTTGTAAACCTAGTTGACAGGCGCATACGCTGTGGCTATATTCGGGACAGTTCAACGCCGCAGACAAAAAGGCCTCTCCACATGATCCGCACCGCCTCCGACATGCTCGCCGCTCTCAAGTCCAATCGCTTTTGCGGCGTCGTCCTTTATCGTGGCCCGTCGATGATCGACGGCGCCCCGATTGTCGCCATCGCCAACAAAATCACCTCGGCCAGCACCAACGTCAAGACGGGCGCGATGGTGCAGACCTTTATCATCCGCTCGGATGTGTCGCCGGTCGTCGCGCTCAAGAGCGGCCTTGACAGCAGCGTGTGCGGTGACTGCCTCATGCGCCCGTATTTGGGTGGCGCCTGCTACGTCAACGTCGGGCGCAGCGTTCGCAGCGTATACGAGACGCTAATCCGTGGCGACCGCTACGCCGAGCCGGGCGTCGATTATGACGTTGCCATCCTTCCGGAATTGTTCGCCGGCCTGGGCTTCCGCCTCGGCACATATGGCGATCCAGCTGCTGTGCCTTTCCAGGTCTGGCGCGCCGCCACGCTTCGCGCCGCCTTCACTAACGGCTATTCGCACCAATGGCGCGACGCTCGTTTCCAGGCGCTCAAGACCATCTGCATGGCGTCATGCGACAGCCTGGCCGACCTGGCGGACGCGACCGCCGCCGGCTGGCGCTCGTTCCGCGTCCGCACCCCGTCGGAGGCTAAGGCCAAGGGTGAAGTGATCTGCCCGGCGTCGAAAGAAGCCGGCGTGAAGACCTCCTGCGACGCTTGCCAGGCCTGCGGCGGCACCAGCGCAAAGGCGAAAGCGTCCATGGTGATCATCGCCCACGGCGCCACCGCCAAGCGTTTTGTTGGCGCCCAGGCGTAAATAATTCGACAACTGGGTTGACAAGCCTGTCAACCCAGTTTACATAAGAGACACCGAACAGGAGCACACGTTATGACCACTTCCCCGACACTCGCCCGCACCGTTAACGACCGCGCCGTCCTCGCCATCATCACAGGCGCTCGCAGCGACCTTGATTTCACCGCCGGCGGCCACATCATCCATTGCGGCAACCGCGAAGAAAAAGACCTGTCGCTGCGCCTGAACAGCCCGATCCTCATCCGCGTCGAACATGACGCCATGCATTTGACCGCAGAAGGCGCCGATTTCATCCTGGAAAACCTGGACGGCTGCATGTCCAAGCATGACATGAAGGCGCTGCGCGATTTCGAGCGCGCCTCGTGGAAGGCCTATCAGGCCGAACGCCTGGTGATCGATCAGCACATCCAGGCCGCCGTCGATGCCGCCGACTTGGTCGCTGAGAGCCAGGACGGCGGCAGCTACGACACCCAAAAGGCCGCTTTCGACGTCGTTGACGCCGTGCTCCTGGCCGCTGAAAGCGCCCTGACGCAAGCCGGCTTCCGCCAGGTTCGCGCCGCTTATGGCAAGCGTCGTTCGGTCCACACCGACGCCAAAATTGCCGCCATCAAGGCCCGCAACGCCGCCTCCCTGGCGCGCTAACCAAAGGAAAACCGCCATGATTCTCGCCCAAACCTTCAAAACCGCCCGTGGCGCCGCCGATCAGGCGGCCCATCGCCAGGGATGCGCCGACGACGCTTTCAAGCGCGGCGACGCCGCCTTTCGCTACGCCTTCCGCATCGTGCGCTTCAACCATGACAGGCGCGACGAAGGCTTGGCGATCACCCAAAACGCCGCATATACCTGGCGCATTGAAAAGACGAGGGTCAAATGATGGACGCCACCGAATATTGCATGGCCTTGCGCCACCTCAAACTAACAGGGCCGCAATGCGCCGCCCTGTTCGGCTACTCTCGGCAGACCCACTATCAGCACTGGCAGCATATCGGGCCGCCATTGCCTGTCGCAATGTTCCTGCGCCTCATGATCCGCACCGGCATGTCACAAAAACAAGTCATGACGTATACGAAATCGTGACCTTTAACGAAAGTCAACTAGATTGACGCCTCCGGGCGTCTTTCTTTCGTTTAGGGGTTTGCTTAGGTGTTTGAAATAAAACCCCTGGCAAACAAACCCCTAGCCTTAAAACCATGATTCTAAAGGCCTTTCTCGATTTTAGGGGTTTTAGGGGTTTTACGAGCTACCTTTATATAGAAAAATCATTCATATGTGTCTCATATTAAGACATAAGATATAAAAAATATTCCTTAAATATAAAATAAAACCCCTAAAACCCCTGTATTACGTCCTAAACCATTGATTTAACAGGAAAAATGGTTAGGGGTTTGCTCAAACGCAAACCCCCATAAAACCCCCAAAATTTTCCCCAAACCCCTAACACTATTCGAACCGCCAGACCGTCTTTTCGCCCTTAAACTGTGTTCGCTTGGCGGCCTGGCGCAAGAAAATTTCCTTACCCTTTTCCCACAATGGCCTATCGCGATGCTTGAGCAGGAACCGGCCCAGCCGTTTCGCAAACCGGCTTGCTTTGATGCGGTGCAGTTCAAATTCATCTATGAGGTGATCGAGCGCCGCCTGAGCCGGGCTAGGCGCGCCCACGCTCCCGAACGTGCTCCCCGACGCCTGCGCTTTCTCCACAAGTTCCGCGACCGTGAACGGCTTGCCGTCCATCACCGCCTTGACCGCCAGCAGCGTGTCGCTCCATTGCTCATGATCGGCGTCCATCGCCTCAAGCACCGCCCTGGAATCGTCCGGATCAAAATTAGTGACCGCCTTGCAAGCTTCCCTGACCACCCGCGACCAAGCTTCGTAATTCTGCGACGGATCGAGCCTGGCCGGCCTGGTGCGCCAGTTATGGTCTAGGACCGTCAGCGCGGCCCCCAGGACGCGCCCGTGCGCTGCCGGGTCTGCATACATGGCGTCCAGGTCCAGCCGGCAGGCCTCGGCCTCCCACTCCACCCTGTCCGCCGCCTTGCGCGGATCCAGGTTCGTGCGCAGCACCCGCCGCACCATGTCCTTGCTCACTTCGACCGCGCAGCCGGTGACCGCAAGCGTGGTCGCGTCCGTCCTGACTGTCTTGTGATCGTCGTTTTTGCCGAACCGCCGGATTTTTAGCTCTGGCGTGGTCGCGCTTAGGTAGGTTCGCATCGTCGGAAAGTTCGGCATCTTTCCATGCGGCACATCATCGAGCAAAAGCATCCCGCTCGCCTCCGTCATCAGCGCCGTCTCGAAACGCTTGCTTAATTCCTCTTCGCCCTTGTCCACGCCGCACGGGATAAGGTTCATGGGTTGCCCCGAAAACAGCCCCAGCTTGCCGGCCAGAAAAGTTTTGCCGGCGCCATAATCCGGCGCGTCGATCACGTAAGCCGGCCCCACGCCAAAGGCCCCGCGCGCGATCAGCGACAGGAACAGCGCCAGGCCCACCGATTCGCTCACGTCGTCAGCGAACGGAAACAGGGCCAGGAAGTCCATCAGCACCTTCTTGGCGTCGTCAATATGCATCAGCTTGACGTGGCCGCGCATCGCCCCCTGGACCGTAAACACGATTTCACCCGCCGCCGTCTCCAGCGGCCCGTCATCCATCAGCAGCCGCCCGTCCCTGCCGAAAGACGGCGCCGTCGATACCGAGCGCAGCCACGGCGTCCCCACTGTGCCGGCATTGGTCCGGAAGGCCTTCACCACCGCCTTAATCCCTTCGCCCTTGGGCAAGGCGCATTTCACCCAGGCGTCGCGGTCGTCAATCCAGGCCTCGCGCCCGTGATTGTGCGCCGCGCGCCTGGCCCAGATCGAGGTTTTGGCGCCCTCGACCTTCAGCCCGCCGGCGCCCCTCCACGATATGTCCTCGCCGTTGGGGTCGCGATTGATCACGATATGCGACGGCCCGCCCTCGTCCGGGATCCTGACCCGCTCCCAGGTTGTGACCGCGTCCCCGATCATCAGCCGCACCTCGCAATCATCCGGAACCGATACCCGCACTTGCGGCGGCGTCGGATCCTTCAACGTGCCCTTTGGCGCCGCCGTGCCATGCGCGCCGGCGGACGGCATCACCCGCACCACATCGCCGGCCATGTTGCGGTAAAGCGAACCACGCCAGGACAGGGTCGCCGCCTCCGCGATCAGCGCCGCATATGACGTGTCTGTGCCATGGCGCAGCACATGCCGGCGCTCAAGGGTCCGGTGCAGCGTGGCGAGGGCGATCCTGTAGCCGTCATGGCCGATTGAGGTGACGTTTGGCGCTGGCCCAGGCCCGCCCATCTTTGCCGCCTCGGCGTTCCAGTCGATTTTTGGCTCTGCGAATTGCTGCCCGTCCGACTTAGCCACGCCATTGTCGAATTGTCGCAGGTCTTTTTGATTTTCGCCCAGGGCGTCCGACACCTCGGCCCGCACCGCGTCAAAATCAATGCCGCCATCGCGCAGCGCGAACCCGGCCCAGCAGCCGATTTCGAAAGCTTTGGTCCCGCGCCCCGTGCCAGGCGCCATGCCGGCCAGGACGGCGATCTCGCGGTTCAGGTAAGCTTCGACCGCGTCCAGGATATGCTCCGGGATCTCGACGCCCTCCGGATAGGCCTGGGCGCGCGGCGACGCCCCGCCGACGCCTGACGCCCGCCGGGACCAGCCGAACGGCTCCAGCGCCCGCGCTATCGATCCTATCAGCGTCTCGATGTTGTTAATTGCCGGCCAATCATCCGGCGCCATTTCGAAAATGCGCCGTTGCTGCGAATCGGCGTCCCAAAAATACATTTTGCCGGTTTCGGGATGGATGCCGAAAATCACCGCTTGTTTGCCCTTGCCCAGCACCTGGACCTGGATTTTTTCCTCGCCGGCGCCGTTGTAGCGCACAAAGGGATAATCCCGCGAATAAGCTTCGGCCAGGGGCACACGCGCGATCATCTTAAATTTTGGCTGATTTCCATAGCAGGTCGGCCCGTCTGGCATGACGCCGCGCACCGCCTCGGCAGGGGCCAGAAATGGGATATCGACGTCGATGGACACCAGCGCCATGTCGTCGCCCACTTCACGGCCCAGGGGCAGGCCGATATTGCCGCCGGCCAGCATGCGCTCGCGCATGTCGCTCTTGCTGTATTTTCGATCCAGCCAACCTTCGTCTGTCGGGATCTTGCCCTTGACCGGGATGATGGGATAGCCGGCGTCGATCAGCAAATCGGCATAATTAGCCATCATCTGAAAAAACCGATATTGCGAGCCGCCCCCGCCGCCGCCCTTGCTTCCGCCTGAACCGTGATCTATATTCGACATCTAAGTCGGTCCCTTTTCCATCGTTCGGGTCTGCCTTTTGGGTGTGTTGTTTGGGCAAAAACTGCAAACGGGGGCGCAAGCCCCCGTTTCTTTGTCTATCGCCCGACGCTGTGAAAACCACAATTTCCAGTGTCTTCCCATGTGCGGTATTTCGCCACGATCCTGACAATCACCGCCTCTTGCTTTTCGCTCGGATGGCGGATGCCTCGGTCGATCAGGTCAACGACAAAATTTTGCTCCCATTGCGTCAGCATGGACACGCCGTGCCGGTCGAACATATCGCGCAGGATGTCCATCCAGGGCGGCGGTGGGGGCGAGGGCTTGGCCCCCCACGGCGGCGCTCCCCAAGCCCAGGGATCGGGATTGCTCGACGCCCGTGCGTTGGCTGCTGCGTTCCAGAAGGCGGATCGATCCTCTTGCTGCGGGCGCGGCGCCGACGTTGCCGTAAAGCCTGCGTCTCGATGGCGCTCCAGCGCGATGCGCTTGGCCTTCTCTTCTTCGGCCTTAGCCAGCGCCACCGCGACCGCCTCTTTGGCGACCTCGACCATGTGCAAGGCGGCGTCGAGCCTATACTGCAGCATGCCGCCGCCGCCCCCGCCAAAAACCGCCGCCATCATTTCTGTGACGTTGTGGCCCTGCTTTTTTGCGTGAATGCAAAGCATTCTTGCAGCCGCAGCAGCCTCGCCATCGTGTTCGCTCGACAGCATGGCGATAATTTTCTTGATCTTTTCAACATCATAGTCAGCCATCGCGCAAAGCTCTCCCGCCCCTGCAAAATGCAAGGCTGTTCGTTGACAATGATGACGGGGGAGCCTAAATTGCTGTCAAGTCAGCGTCCACTGACTATTCTCCTGTCGTCCCGTCGTCCGTTCTCCCGGTGGTAGTGCAGACCAAGGCCCCAGCCGCAAGGCCGGGGTCTTGTTTATTTGGGGCGTCCAACTTAGGCCCGGATTTCAATTCTGTCCAGCGCCAAGCAACCCCTCCAAAGCGCGCGCCGCCTCCCGGACCCGCTCCTGCGCGATCACCCCCAGAGCCTCCTGGGCGTCCTTTGGCATGGCGAACTCACCCCTGGCCCAGCGCCGAACCGTACGCGGCGCCACGTTCAAGCGCGCGGCCAGTTCCCCGATCCAATGAGCGCCGAACAGGTTCTGGCCCACGGTTTCCAACATTTCAGGCGTCATCGGCTGTTTCCTCCTTTTCTTCAATCGGCTGGCCCAGATCGCAGCCCGAATCGCCGCGCGTGAACCTGTCGGGAATATAGCCCCCGTTGGCGTCCATAATAGCGCCAGGCGGCAGCTTGATGTTGCAGGAGCCGCGCCACTCCCACGGCTTGGAGAGCGGATCGTAGAACCGGCACTGATTACATTTCATTGTCATGCATCCAGGCTCGCATGTTGGACAGGGAGCGCACGGCGCAGTCGGAAATGTCGGCCATGATGGCGTCGGGCTTGTCGGTCTTCATGCGCTGCATGGCCGAGACGATCAGCAGCATGCCAAGGTTCAGCAGGAACTTTGGCGGCGCCAGCGCCAGGTCGCCCTTCAGCAGCCGCGTCAGCATCATGCCGAGCGTGAGTTTCTCGAGCATGCTGATATTGCCGTAAAAAGTCGGCGCATGCCTGTCGAAGTTCATTTCCGTGCTCATCAGTTTGTCCTCTCTTGGGTGTATTTGCGCAGGTTTTCCAGCGAAGCAAAGGCGCAATCCCGCACCTTGTTGAGCGTCGCAATCGGGTCGGGGCAGGCGTCCATGCCATTGACGCCCATGACGATCAGCAGCATGCCGACGTTGATTATGGCGTCGGGCGGCAGAAAGCTCAGATCCTCGCCCACATCGACTGCGGCGGTAATGATTGGCTCTTCCATCCCTTCGACATTGCCGTAGAGCATGGGCGGAAAGGGAAATTCGGGTCTGTTGTTCATTGGGTTCTCGTCCAGTTCAGGGTGATGAGGGTTGCAATTAAGCCGGCCAGCATGGTTTTGGGCGCGCTGGCCGCCAGGAGAATGATGATAAAGGCGAGGGTCAAGCCCCCTCCCTGACCGGCGACATTTCGCCGTCGATGATGACGTAGTTGACCGGGTCGCTGCTCTCGACGGCCCGGTGATCCTCGGCCAGGGTCCAGCGCATGAACAGGCTATGCGCGCTGATTTCGGCCTCTTCCTTGGTCGCGAACACCAGGCGATTGTGCTCCCAGTTTCCGCTGATTTTAACCTCCGGTTTCCAGTTCATTGGTGCGACCCTCCAATGGTCAAGACGAGAGCGACGACAGCCAGCAGGGTGATCCAGCCCATGACGCGCGGGAACAGGCCCCAGCACAGCACGAAAATCCCGAATCCGATCATGAAATGCATTGCAGGATCTCCTCGGCGCCGTACACCGCCCGCTTGCCGCAGGCCTCGCAGACGTATTTCCTGGCGTCCGGTTCGCAGCCATCCTGCTCGCCGCCGCATGCGATGCAGAAGCCCGGATTGTCCAGGCAATGATCGCGGCGCTCGACCGCATCCAAGAGGCGGTCAATAGTAATTGACGGGTGTGTTTTCATTTTTACCTCCTAAATACCGCCGCGATCACCATATAGATAATCGCGAATCCCACGATAAGCATCCACATAGTCTGCATCATTGCTTCACCCATCTTGCGTTGATCTTGTTGTAGGTGTCCCATTGCTGAATGCCCCAGCCACGGCACTTCTTGAGTGCGTCCGAGTAGTGGACGCAGGTCCAGGCGTCAAATTCCTTCTCAGCGCCGGTGGTGTGGTTCTCCACAAGCTCGACCCGCTTCTTGGTGTTCGACACATAGCTGATGCTCAACAGGTAAGAGCCGTCGTTATGCATGACCCGCGACAGGTTCAGCTTGCCGTAGCTCTCTTTCGACCAGCGAGCGGCCTGATCGACGTAGTCGCCCCAGGAGCCAGACCAGTTGATCGTATTGCTGGCCGGCGCCGGCGGCGCAGCAGAAGGCCTGGGCATGGACGCGGGCGCCGCAGCCGCCTTGGGTTTGACCGGCACGATATCGACGCCCATGCTGCGCAGGTCCGCGCTATCGAGCCAGGACACCTCGCTGTTGCCGGTCATCGCCAGCTTGCCCAGGATCGCCGGCGGGACGCCGTACTCTTTCAGATCCGCGATCATCAAGAGCGTGACCTTGGCGGCGCTGGTGTCCTCTTTGCCGTTCATGCTGGCCCCATGGACGCCGATCTTAGCGTCGGCCATGACCAGCTTTTCCTTGCCGGCGGCCAGGATCAGAAAGCAGGACGAGGCGCACATATCGCCATTGGCGACCATGACGGTGTAGCCCTGCTTGGCGACAATGATCGCCATGGCCTCGGCGGTGTAGACGTTGCCGCCAGGCGAGTTGAGGCCGATCCCGGTGACGGTGTGGCCGGCCTTGGCGATATCGGCCAGGCGGGCCTCGAAAACCGTTTCTTCGCCATAATTGATGTCGCCCTCGACGGCGAGGATGTCGCCGCTCGGCATGTTGACGATCTTGTATTCGGCGGCCTGGGCCGAGACGGAGCACAGCAGGGAAGCCAGGAGAGCAAGCTTTTTCATCAGAGAAATCCTCAGATCTTGGTGGCGCATTCCGGACCAATGCCGGAAGCGATGGAAGCGGGGACGGTCAATTTGCGACCGCAGCGGCAGCACTTGCCCTCGTGCCAGAACTCGACCACATCGGGCAGGCTCGCGGTGTTCAGGAACTTGGAGAACCAGGCCAGGGCCTTGGCCGACGGCGCCTCGGCGCTGATCGTCGATTTGCGGCCATGCTGGAACCCGCGCATGCCGACGAACTGGCCCAGGTAGGTGTAGGAGGCCTCGTTGTCGGCGCCGGTCAGGACCGACACGAAAAACAGATCCTTGCCTTCGTCGCCGCAGTGACGCGCCTTGAAGGTGTAGCGAGCGCCGGTCTTGGCCGACACCAGGGTGAAAGTGGCGTTGCCGGCGAACAGGAACTTGTTGATCGCGGCGATGTCTGTGAGGCGGGCGGTGGAGAGTTTCATCGGTGTGTCCTCGTTGCTGATGTCCCCTTATAGGACACACCGTGTTCGCCTGTCAACCTGATTTCAGAAAAAATTTTCAACCAGGTTCACATAGCCCAGGATGGCGAGGGTCGCGAGGGCGACCAGGATGGCGTCTTTCCAGAAGGCGCTCATCAGCGTTCTCCCCCGCTCTGAGACACCTGGAACCCGCGATCAGCCAGCCATTCGGCCAGGTCCGCGCCAATCGGGCGCCAGTCGGCCTCGACCTTGGCGTAGACCGCGTCCGCGAACTCGTCGATCACCTCTTTCGAGGTGCCGGCGACCAGGTCGATCTCGATGATCGAGACGATCTCGTCGTCATACTGACCATCGACCAGATCCTTGAGCAGGGCGTCGAAGGTCAGGTCGCAGAGCGGGTTCTCGCGAACCCAGTTGCCCTCTTTCTTGAGGTAGGGGCCTTTGGAAATGGGGAGGTAGATCTTGGACATAGCAGGAAATCCCGTTTGGGTGGGGGGCAGGCGGGGGCTTTCGCCCCCGGTTAGAAATTCCAGGGCTTGATGCCGCGAGCCTTGCAGATCTTGCGGGCTTCGCGCTTGCTCCAGCAGATGATCTGCTCGCCGTCCCGAAAATCCTTACCTCCGTAAGGGGTCTTCGCGATGATGAGGACGTTTCCGTAGAAGTAACCGAACATTTTGTGCGCCTCGTCGTTGTTGATGACCCTTTATAGGACACAACGTGATCGGGTGTCAACAGCCTTTTCGAAAAAAGTTCAAGATTCGTCGGGCAAGGGTTTTTCATCAGCCCAGTGGGGCGAGGAATAGAGTTGCGGGATGAACCAGCCGCGCTCGTGCGCCAGCCGGCCTTCGGTCGTCCAGGCGTAAAATCCGATTTGGTTTTCGCCACGGCTGGTGATCCAGCGATTGTGAAGCAGGCAGTGCATTCCTTGCCCGAAGATGCAGCACCTGCCGGGGCTGAAGGTGCTCCACCGGGTGCCAGTGGCGATCACCGCGCGCCCGCCGTTGTCGGCCATGCTCTTGAGCACGGCCTTTTGGGTCTTCGTCAGATAGCGACGCTTCATGCTTCGGGTTTCCTTGCATCGACGACGCGGATGAACTGGTGGGTTTTATGCTTCAGAGCCTGGGCAGCGACCTTCTGGCGCGCCTGCTCGAAAGTGTGGGCCATCGTGAGATAATGGACGCGGAAAGGGCGCAGCGCCCCTTCCCTGGTCACCAGGACCGTAACTTCAAACTTGCGCATGGCCATCACTCCGCGTCGGCGTGGTGGGCGACCCAGTTGGCCAGCGCCTGGGCCTTGCCGGCCCGCTTGAGGCAGTCGGCATGGTTGGCCGAGAATCCGGCCTCCCTGTAGCGCGCGGCGCGACGGAGGTAAATTTCCTCCGCTTCGTGCAGCGCCAGGATGGCGGTGCGAACCTCGTCCGCAGTGAGCGGGATATCGGTCAAGCCCATTTCGCTCATTTCCTTCGTCGTCATGCTTTAGATCCCCTTCCGGTGTTTGCTCAAACGCTGGCCGCCGCGCATTGCGCTGGCCTTGGTGGTGTATGCCTTCACCTCGCGGGCGCCTTTGGTATAGGCGCGGGCCACGATCCAGCGCCAATAGGTCTGTTCCGGCCACTCTTCGACCGTGACATTGTTGGGCAGGTGGGCCAGGATTCGGCGCTGCTCAATGTTCATCGTTCCGCCTCTCTTTTCCAGTTGCCCCATTCAGGCTCTTCGCCCTTGGCGTAGATCACGTTTGGACGCCCCGTCAGGCGATTGCGTCCGTCGAGCACAATCACGAACGTGTCGCTGCTCCAGTGGTATCGCCACTCGCCGGTGACGCGGCGCTTGCCGTTCACCCATGTGGCGCGCTTCATCTGCCCACCTCCAGGCCGTCGGCCAGCATGCCCTCGATCAGGGCCTGGACGAACCGGGCCTCGACGGCGAGGGCGCCGCCGAACCATAGCGCCGCGTCCTCGACGTTGTCGTCGATCCAGGTCTTGGCGTCCTCGGTGATGGGTCGAAAGAGCCACAGCGAGCCGTGGTCTTCGACGGAGACGTCAAGCTTCGCTTTCATGCCCGCACCAGATCGACGCCGCGCACGATGTGGTCCTTGTTGTGGAAACCACGGTTGACGAGGGCGCGAACCGCCGCCAGTTCGCTGCTGGCCCGCACGTCGAACGACGCCTCGGTCTTGGTGATCTTGCTGTAGAGCCGCACCGCGTAGAGCGGCAGGACGGGGGCCTCGAAAGCTTTGGCCTGCTGGCTGATCAGCGCCTCAACCAAACCGCGCAGGTAGGCGGCGTTGCTGTCAAACTTGACCTGGTTCTTTTCCTTGGCGCTGCGCTTCAGGTGGCGAACGCTCTGAGTGATTTCGTAAAGGGCGACTTCAAAGACGGACATTGATTTTTTCCTTTTTCGGATCTTCCGGGTCTGCCCCTTTCTCAAGGGGGCAGGTCCAGAGGGACAGAAAACACAGCCGACGCGCAGGACGCATCTCCGGGGGCGACCCCAGGGCTATTGAACCGAAGCTGTGTTTAGTAACAGGTGGTGTTGCAGTACCGCTGGTTGCCGTAGGTGTTGCAGGTCGTGGTGCAGGTTCCAGCGTGGGCCTTGGCGACGATGCCGCCGACGATGATGATGGCGAGCAGAAGGCCGGGAATGTAGAACTTTTTCATGCGTGTTCCTCTTGGTCGGACGAAAGTGTCCGCGAAATGGGGGCGCCTAAACCCCCACCGCACTGAGACTTCAATCAGGCGCTGATTTCCTCCAGCGCCTTGACGACCAAGGTCTGCATGGCCTTGGCGATGATGGTGACGCGCTTGCCTTCGATGGTCTTGGCGCGAGCCTTGTACCAGTCGAGGCCGAACTCACCGACGAGCATTTCCTTGGTCAGGCTGTCCTTGGGAGCGTCCGCGATCTTGATCGTGCAACGCTGGCCCTCGACCACCGGCTGGCCCAGAGCGAGCAGTTCGGCGTGGAGCGCCTTGACCTCGGCATCGGCCTTGGCGGCGACGGCCTTGGCGGCCTGGTAACGATCAGCGAGAGTGTGGTTCATGGTCTTGGCCCCTGGAGAGAGCGGCGGGTCAATTCCCGTCCGCTGATGACCCCTTATAGGACATGGCGTGTTCGGTTGTCAAACACCTTTTTGCATTTTTTCAAAATTATTTTCAAAGCGCCGTCCGATCCAGCGTAATACGGGGATCGGAAATGAGTTGCCAAGCTGCCGGTATCGATCCGAATCGGCCTGGCCGCCGGTATAACCGTCAGGAAAGCCCATCAGCCGCTCGGCCTCGGTCGGCGTGAACCGCCGCAATGTATCGTCAACACAAATAGCGCCGACGCCTATGCCGGCCCGGCCCCCGCTGGGCGTCAGCAGCACATTGGCCAGGCCATCCTGCCGCCATTCTATCTGCGCGCCGTCCTTGCGCCCCCTGATGGCGAGAGTGAAGGGTTGCTCCCCATCCTGAGCGCCTGGTGTATTAGCGCCCGGTACAGCAGGAAAGGGAGCATCTTGCGCTTGCGCAGGATGTTTATGCAGACCTGCGCGCTCAAATAAAACTGCAGCGGGATCGGCCCCACCTCCAAAATCGACGACAACGAACAGGCGACGGCGTCGTTGGGCGAGGCCGAAATGTTGAGCGTCGAGCACACGCCAGCAAAGGCGTCCCCTGGGACCGGAAGCCATACCTTGATCGGGCCACCTTCCGCCTCCTGGCAGAACGATGGCGTCGCCGCCGACAAGGCCTCCCAGGAAACAGCCAAAGGCGTTGTCTCGCATTGAGAGGACGCCGGGGACGTTTTCCCACAGGCAATTCCGGAGGCCGTTTTTTCGGGCGAGTTCATGCGCTAACTCCACAAATGCGAGGGCCAGGTTGCCGCGCGCGTCATCGAGGCCCCGGCGGACGCCGGCAACGGAAAAGGCCTGGCATGGTGTCCCGCCGACAAGCAGATCGACCGGCCCCAGCGCCGGCGTGAACAGCCGGGTCATGTCGCCAAAGTTCGGCACTTTTGGATAGTGGCGCGTCAGGATCGCGGTCGCCGCCGGATTGATCTCGGCAAAGGCCACCGGCTCCCAGCCGAGCGGCCCCCAGGCGACCGTGGCGCCCTCGATCCCGCTCGCGACGCTCAAATATCTCATTTCGGCTCCACGGGTTCGCCCTGGCCCGCCCAGCGCATGATGGCGCGGTAGACGCGCATGACCGGCCCCATGTCGCCTTCCAGCACCCAGCCGAGCGCCTGATAGGCCTCCACCAGCGCCCAGGGGACATACCGATACCAGTGCATGTCGCCGTCGTTCATTTCGGCTCCACGGATTTTTTCGTTTTCTTGGGCGCCGGCCCCCACAGGATGGCGGCAGCGGTGTTTAGCTGTTTAATCCATTTTTCGAACGCCTCCCGATCAGCAAATTCTCCTGATTCGATGGTGAGCCTGTCCTGTCGCGCTCCATCCATATTAATCCTCATTTTTGCATCCTCGCCGCGATCATGCCCTCAGCGTTCAGGGGCAGGCCGACAGCCCAAGCCGGCGTCCGCCGCATGATGGTTAAGATGTGATCCAATCGCTGCTGGGCGACCGCCTTGGGCGCCAGGGCGACCACGCTGTCGTAGATGTCGAGGATCAGGCGCACGTCGGGAAGCTCCTGCTCGATGCCAGCTTCGACAGCCACCAGGACGTCGCGCGCCGCGCTCTGGCAGGCAATCTCCATCAGCGCGCCACCCCAGGTGCGGCATTTCATCATGCGCCCGTATTTCGCCCTCCAGAAGCATAGCTGGCCCTCTTCGTCGAGGTGAGGCTTATAGTGTGGGATCACCCGGCCCGACGGCAGGCGCAGGGCCATGACATCCTCGGCGCCGCGATAGAGAAAGGCGATCTTGCCGTCGCAGACCTCGATCACCCGCCCGCGCTCGCGCAGGGCCAGCTTCATGGCGTCGCCCAGGGCGTACCAGGATTTTTGCAGAGGGACATTATCGGCCCGATAGCCTCGGTGGATCGCGGCGACCTGATCATAGGTGATGTCGCGCCTGTACTCGTAGGGCAGGTCTTTATCGACCTTGAAGGTGCGGAAAAGCTTGTCGATGCCGATCCCGTAGCCGCCCGACAGCACCACTTTTTTGTAGGCCTGGCGCTCTTTGGGATGGCTGTTTTTAGTCAATCCCGGAACCCCCATCGAATTGCCGGCGGTTTTGGCGTAAAGGTCGTCTCCCTTGGCGAGCAGGTCCAGCTTGGCCTGATCGCCGGCGAACCACAGCGACAGGCGTAGCTCGATGTTGGACAGATCGGCGTCGATCACCACGTCGCCCTGTGGAGCAACAATGGCGCCGCGCAGGACGTCCGATAGCTCGGTGTTGGTGAAGACGCCGTTTGGCTCCGCTTTCAGCCGCGCGATCACCGTCTCGGTGTCGTATTTGCCTGATGGCCGGGCGATGTTGAACATATTGACGCCCTCGGACGTCCCTCGTCCGGATCGAGCGCCGAAATAGCGGGTGGCGTCCTGAAACAGGCCGTTGACCTGCCGGTCGAGCAAAGCCTGGGCCTTGGTCGGCGCCGAGCCTCCGCTGTCGAAAAGATACGTCAGGATCCGCCAGGCGGAAAATGGCAGCGTTTCCAGATCGAGCCAGGTTTCGAGCGTCGCGCGCTGGGTGTTGCCGATATCGACGCCCTGCGTCTTGAGCCAGGTCAGGATCCGCGCGCGCTGGGTCAGGGCGGTGACGGCGCCGCCGGTGATCTCAAATAGCTCGCCGGCGATCTCGCGCTCGATCTCGGCCTTCTTGGCCGCGATTCGGTGACATAGCTCCAGATCGAGCGGCAACCCGCGAGCGTTTTTCCACCAGGTTCGCCGCCAGATCGCCATTTCCTCTGGCGGCAGCGGCGGCAGGATTTCATCGACGCTCTCAAGGCAGTGGATATCCTGGGCGTTGTAATCGATCAGGTGTCGAAAGACTTCCGGATCCTCGTTCCACGAGCCGTCGCGCTTAGGCTTGCAGGTCGCCATGACGAACTTGCGCCCGCCGACGGTCTTGCCCTGGACGCCGAGCGCGCGGCATAGCTCGTCCAGCCCGCCAGGGAGGCTCATGCGCTGGGCGCGCGCCATCGTGCAGTCGAATTGCTCCAGCCGCATGCCGCAGGGGCCGAGCGTCTTCGCAATCACATTGACGTCGAAATTGATGTGATGGGCGACGATGGTGTCGGCCTCGCCCAGGGCCTTGGTAAATTCGGCCATCGAGGCCCGCCCCATGCCGGCAAGGCTGGGGACGTTACAGGCGGTCATCGCCGGCGAAAAGGCGCCCTTCGGCGCCGCCCATTTCCACGCCGCCGTGGTGACCATGGTCGAAGGATCGGCGGCATACCGGCGGGAGCCGGCGTCGCCCAGTTCAACCCTAGAGCGGGTTTCGACATCGACGTAGAGCTTTTTCACGCGCCACCTGCTGGCTCGACCACACGATATTCGTAAATCTTCAAGCCCAAAACACGCCTGCGCAGCACGTCATATCCGCCGAATTTCTTCTTGCGCAGATCGCGAAGGCGCGCAGAAACGGACGCCTCCGGATCGCCGGTCAGGATGTGCAATTCGGAGAGGGTGTGCCACTCCCAATCGATCATGATCATCCAGACCCGCCGGCGCTGTTTCGCCGCCGATTCTTTCTCTTCCGGACCCCATTTTCCTGGTCCGCTGGTTCCTCCGCGATTGTCTGTCATTTTCCCTCGTCCAGTTGATCAAATTTATCGAGTTCATCAAGCATGCCGCGTAACACGGCGCGGAAGGCTTCCCGGTCTTCGCGATTGATCGCGCGATATTCCTTTGACATGGTCATAAATTCAGCAAAGCTGGTTGGGATGGTGGGGTGACCCATGACAAGTTTTCGCACGATGGCAGATCTGTTCGTAAACAAATTTTTTGCCTTTCCAGCATTAGTAGCGAGGCCACGTTTAAGCATTTCTTCAAAACGAGTAGTGACGGTCTGTTCAGTTTTCCCAACCGCCAGAGAAGCAGGCAGCGCGGTCATGGGGCCATAGTGGTAAAGCGCAAAGAAAATCTTGCGGTGTAAAAGACGAATGGTCGATGCTTCCAAAGGGGCGCACGTATCGCCGTCTGTTCTGCGTCTGCCGCCCATTAGTGCTTGACCCTCACGTCGTAGTCGTGCTTGACGACGCCGCGCTCCGCATTTCCGACGAGGCACGGCACAACATTAGTGATGCCACCGGAAGGCAGGCGGCGAATGTGGCCGCGACGCCAGTGCAGCCTGGGAGAGGCGTGGTGCCCGTGTCGCTCGCCGGCGAAAGTGTATTTTTCGCCGCCAATGCGGATGTGGACAGTGCGGATTTCACTGATCGGCGGGCGCCCTTTTTTGGCTCGGCACTTGTTCAATTTCTCTGGCGCAGGGATGACTTCAACCCCGACGCCTTTGGCCGACAGCATGACGGTCAGGGCCATGAACGCGAGCATGTGATCGCGCGCGTCTTCAATCGCTTCCGTCGCTTGATCTTTTGTTTCAACCGGTGGGTAACAAGCTATGTCGCGTAATTTGCAACCAACACCCTTAATTTCCTTAGAGCATTCCAGATCTTCTATTGCATAATGACTAAATACGGCGGCTCGGCCTATTTCATCTTTCCACATTCGAGCCAATGCAATACGAAACGCATTGTTCTTAAACTCCAAGCAGCCCAAAATCTGCATGGCGCCACACTCATAAGCGTATGACACATGCTCAAAGGGAAGCTGAAATTTTCCTAACGCAACTAGATCAACGGCGTAATTCTGTAGATCGACCCACTCGTCTCCAGAGATCGACATGATATCCCCAAAGTAGAATTGCTTCACGTCAGGTCCGAACTTCAAGAACCAATTGCTAACAACAGCAGGCAGTTGGTTCTTGAAGTCTAGGAGTTGATGCAGGCGCATTTTGGGTAGCTCCGGGCGCAGTTAGAAACCCCAGCGCGAACGCTGGGGCATCTTTTTGATTGGGTTTTGATTTTAGAAGGGATCGGCGGCCTTGGGACCGGCGCCGCTGAACGGCGACGGGCCACCGGTCGGATTGAACGGAGCGAAGGGCGGCGCCGCGCCGTTGCTGGCCGGCGGAAATCCACCGGCATTGAAGCCGGGGGCGTCGGCCTTGATGTTGATGCCGTGCTCCGCAGCCTGGCTGATCGCGACATCCCAGTCAGTGGGTTCGCCCGCCGTGTTGAGAGGCTCGCCGTGCGCCATGAAACAGACGCTCTGGAGATAGCACTTGATGCCGATATCATCGGTCATGCGCTTGGCGACGGACATGACGACGCCGGCGTAGTCGCCGTCGCCCCAGAGGCGCGTTCCGCCAAGCTGGATCGCCTCCAGCGGGGTGACGACGCCATCGACGCGCTGCTCGACCAGAGGCCGCTTGATCGTCGTATTGGCGCGGATGATCCAGTGATCCTTCGCCCAGGACGGGATCTTGTTCTTTTTGTTGGGGAGGGAGCCGTCTTTGACGGGGAACTCGATCCGCTCGAAAGGAACGTGAGCCATTTCGCGGCTCTTGATGACGCCGCAGGCATTGCGGAGGGCCAACAGCAGCGGCTCGTCGAACCAGTTCTGGGTGGTTTTGGGATAGCGGAGGCTCACAGACCAGGTTGGCTTTTTGAGCGGAGCGCCGGCCATGTCCACCGTTTCTGCCTCGTACAGGCGATTGGTGTAGACAAGCTGGGCATTCATGAGGATGACTTTTTGCAGTTCGCGGGCCATAGAGGCGCCCTTTCACAGTTTGCTTGGTTGCACGGTTACGCTTTACATTTACTCACGTAGATTGGCACGAGCGTGTTCGGCTGTCAATGCTCCATCAATAAATCAGTTTGGGGCTTCCCGTGGGCTTGAAGGCCAGCGTCTTCGCTAACTCCACGCCGGCTGAACCCATTTTCTCGGCCTGGGCCGGGCTGATCGGATCGACGCCGTTCAGGCCATAGGCTGCGATCAGCTTCTCGACCGCCATGCGGTCGTCGCCCCATTTGCGATGGGTCGAGGTCATGCCCATTTGGGCGCCGGGCACCTGCTGGCCGGAAGCGAATCGGGTGACGATATCCTTCTCCAGGGCCTTGCGCATGTCTTCCAGGCCCCGGAGCACGGTCAGCATGCGGACGGCGGTGGCGTTGGGGATCTCGTGCGGCAGCATCCGGACCGCCGTCATGATGAAAGGCAACATCTGCTGCGTGGCTTCGCAGTTGCCAAAGGCCGAGCAGTAGCGGCAATGCCGGCCAGGCTTCGGCCCCTCGCCGTGCATGCCGCGCTCGACCGCCGCCAGCACCTTTTCACGATGTTCCTCGACCAGGGCGAGCGGAACCAGGCTCTGCTTGACATCGCGCTGATCGCCGGCGGTGCGGCTGTTCGGCTGCACGATCACCAGGCGGTAAAACTTCGAAGGCCCCTTCTCTTCAAGCGTCGCCGCCGCATAGGTCATCAACTGCATGTTGCGGTCGGCGGCGACGTCCATCTGGCCGTTTTTATAGTCCAGGAGGGTCGTGACGTAAGGATCGGGCTGTAAGATATCGACGGTCCCCCACACGTCTTTCGACAGGTGTACTTTCTGCTCGGCCAAAACGGTCTTCAGACCGCCGAGTTGATTGACAAAATCGAGCACCATTTCGATGCCGTAAGCAACGTCCTCGTCTTCACTTTCGGGGATCGGTTCGCCGGCGATGGCCTTCTCGATCAGGGTGTGGACGCGGGTGCCCTCGCGGGAGGCGTCGCTATCGTGATTTGGGAGGGTGGCGCTGATCATGGCGCTGAAGGGACATTCGAGCCACCTGGCGGCGGACGAGGGCGCAAAATTGGCGTGGGCTGACATGGGGTTTCCTGTTTTTGGATGTTAAAAAAGGGGGCCGCACGAATGGACCCCCTCTATTCGTGCGATCAGTGATTACTGACCGCCGCTCATGCGATACGCCGCCTCAAGCCGGTCGTCGGTGAAACCGTAGATCTTCTCGTTGAGAAAGACATCCTTGGTCGTCTCGACCGGCAGGTTGAAAGCGTTCTGGATGGCCCAGGAATAGACCTGGCCCTCGCCATGCGCGGCGGCGAGAGCAGCCAGATGCGTCTTCAACTTGACGACCGCAGGCCGCTCGGTGGCGCCGTTCGAAGTGTGATCGGGCGCCGGCGCAAAGGGCGCATTGGCGTTCGCGAACGGGCTGGCCGGCTGCTGGGTCTGGGGAGCATCCTGCGGCTGCACGGGCGCCGGGGCCTCGGCGGCCTTGCGGGTGCGGGTGCGCTTCGGCGGTTCGGCAGGAGCGGTAGGAGCAGCCTGAGCCTGCTGGGTCGAAGCCTGGTAGGTCTGCTGGGCCTGTTGCGCAGGCGGTTCGAAGGCGCCAGCCGCAGCAAGCTGTTCACGCTCACTGGCAGTCACAGAACCGCGCATGATGTCGATGGCGTCGAGAACTTCATTGAGATTGTCGCTCTCGAAAAGAAAGCTGTCACCCGGCTTCGTGATGCCAGAAATTGTAAATTTACCCATTTTATAGCCCTTTTCTGTATTCGGTTGTTTCACGCTTTGTGAAGGATGCCCACATTATCGACAGCGCCGCGCGCCGTCCAGCCGTATTTTCCCCTATACTCGCAATAAAGGTGCTCGACGTCGTTTGGATAAGCGCGCGAGAACCAGCGCGCCTTGCCGAGCTTTGTCGGGACGATCCAAAAACCGCGCTGCGGCAGAAAGATCGGGACGCCGTTTGGCTTCGTCCACTGCGGTTTGCCCTGATTTGATAGTAATACGCCCTCCTTTGCGGCATTGCGCAGATCGCCGCCGACGGCCCGCTTCATCGCCGGCAGTTTTTCTCTTTCCTCTTCAGGCTTCCCGCCGCTCGGCGCCCGCTGTTTCGGCGGCTCGATCATATCAAGGGCGCCGTGCCGAATGATGTTGCCGCCAAAATCAACCACGGCGCAATCATCGGCGTATTCGGACAGGCGAGCGCCGCGCCCCAGGGATTGTGCATAAAGCAAACTGGATTTCATCGGGCGGCAGAAGCCCATCATGTCAATATCGGGGACATCGAACCCCGTATTAAACATGGCGACCGAGATCATGACGGGAAATTCGCCCCTGCGAAAAGCCTCGACATTTTCGACGCGACCGCCGACGCCGGTGTGGACGGCCCGTGCGTCGATGCCCAGCTTTCTGTATTCGCGCTCCAGCACATTCGCATGCTCGATGTCACACGCAAAGATCAGGCACCTGGTCCGCTCTTCCTCGCGCATGACCTTGACCAGGCTCGCGACATGGAGCGGCGCCAACGCTACGCCGCGATGGGTCAGTTCCTGCCCGCCCCATTCGCCCAGGGAGTTGACCTTCAAGCCTTTGGTGTCGATGTCGGGGGCGTCGGCGGCGACCGCGCGCAGCATCTTGACGAAACCATCCTCAAGGGCTTTCAGGAAACCGTATTCGTAGAGGCAGGGGCCGAACGTATTTTTGAGCGATCCGGTGCCATCCTCGCGCCAGCCGGTGGCGGTGACGCCGCGAAACCAGGCTTGCGGCAGCGCCTGCTGCACCTTCAGATATTCTGATACCGTGCCATCTTTATATGGCGTCATACGGGCGCGGTGGATCTCGTCGATGATGACCAGGCCGACATCCCTGAAATGATCGAGCCGATTCGCAATAGTGCCGATAGTGCCGACGGTAAGCCGGCCATCAGTCCTCATTTCGTTAAGGCCGGCGCTACAGATGGCCGGATCCTGGCCGATCCACCGGCAGGCGGCGGCGTCCTGCTTCACCAGTTCTTCCGTGTGCGCGATAATTACGACGCGGGTGTTGGCAAGCGCCCGCTCGCCCAATTTCGCCATGACGAGCGATTTTCCGGAGGCGACCGACATTTCGGCGTATGCTGTTATTTCCTGGGAGTTGGCGAGAGTATCAACGGCTTCTAGCTGATGGGGACGAAGGGTGGGAGTTAAAATTTGTTCGGAGAGCGTTTCGGTCACAGAGATCCTCGTGATGTCTTGACGGGACGTATACGTTGCCCCCATACTCCGCGAAATGCAAGCCAAGGATCAGCCAAAAATGAAAACCATGAAAATGCCACGCTTTGTGCCGACGAAAAAGGTAAAGAAGGAAAAGCCTGTTCCCGTCTTCACGCCGCAGTCGCCGGCGAAAGTCGTAGTCACGGTCCGCCTTGACCCGCGAGCGCGAGACAAGCTACACTTAATCTGGCGCAACGAACCTGGTTTCGAGAGCGTGTCGCACGTCATCCAGACGGCGGTCGATGAGTTTCTTTCGAAACGAGGTTGACGTTGAGAGGCTACGACGAAGACTCCTTCCAGATGCATGCCGCCCTGCTGTTCAGCGAAGCCTGCCGCAAAACGGTGTGGTTTCATGTGCCAAATGGGGGAAAGCGCGACAAAGTGACCGCCGCCCGTCTTAAACAGATGGGTGTGCGGTCTGGCGTGGCCGACATCATCGTGCTCTCACGATGCAGGCCGCTCGCCCTCGAATTGAAAATCCCCAAAACCGGGCGCCAGTCCGACAATCAAAAAGGCTTCCAGACCTTTTGGGAGGAAAACGGCGGCATTTATCGGATCGCCCGCACTCCCGACGAGGTGAAAGCGTTTATTTCGGAATTTAAGCTCGATTGATGGTTGACAGGTCGTATTCGCTTGTCGTAGCTTTTGAAGGTCGAAACGAACCGCACAAGGTGATTAATGCAGAACGAAAGATTTAAGCTCGAATCATGCGTCGCCAGTGAAGACGCCTCTAATGCCGCCGGCCTTGCCGCAAAAATAGCGGAAGTCCTTTCTGGACAAGACACGCAAACGGTGTTGAACGCCCTGGTCTTCATCCAGTCCGAGTTCATCGCGCGCCAGCCTGAAGCCTCCCGCTCCACAATGATCAAGCTCATTTCGGACGCCATCGAGGCCAACGTCACTTTCTTTAACGAAGCCGTGACCGCACACGAAAAAGCCATGACTGACGCCTTGGTTGAAGCTGTGGCTCAAGTTATGGGAAAGACTGCGTGAAGGCCCGCTCCAATAAGAATGAAGCCCTGCTCGACGCCATGAACGGCGTCCTGGGCGATCTCACCTCCCTCCAATTGAGCAGCCGCTTTTGCCGCATGCTCGCCTACTCCAAAATTCCGAAAGGCGTGATCGGTCGAGCGAACATCAGCAACCATGACGAAGCGGCGTGGAAGCGTCAGCGTGACAAGCGCGATGCGTATAAAAAGAGAAGGGATGAAGCAAATTGTGCGATAAGGAAAGCACCGTAATAGAACAGGACGACAGGTTTTCAGATCCGTTGGCAGCGATTCAGTATGCTGTAATGGAAACTGGGGATGACTACGAAGGCATGGCCTTCTTGCGGTGCTACATGCGCCGCGATCTGCGGAAATGGCCCGATTTTACTGGAAAAAGCAAGTCGGACCAAAAATAAGCTGAAGTCTACTTTACAACCCACCAAAATCGTGATCTGGTCGCACATGCCAGAAACGCCCACAGGAGAACACGCAGCATGAATAAGCTTGTTATCAGTCTCGCCGTCGTGGCGAGCGTCCTTTCGACCAGCGCCTTCGCGCAGAACGCCATCGGCGTCGGCACGGGCATCTCCAACTCGCGCTCCAATTCCGCCGCTGTTGCCGATCCCGTCCAGAACAACCGCAACACCGCGCTGTCGGCCAGCCAGTCCAATTCGGCCTCGCGCTCCAACTCCAACGTCAACAGCCGCATCAATTCGGCCCAGAGCACGGCTGTCCGCTCGGTCAACGCCAACCAGTCTGGCGCCGCCAACACCAACAATTTCAATTCGACCACCACTGGCCAGTCGCCGGCGGTGTTTGCTCCCGGCATGAGCGCCGCCGGCATCGAAAGCTGCAATGGCTCCGTCTCCCTGGGCGGCGCCGCTGTCGGCGGCGGTGGGGCGCTTGGGTTTCCCTGGCAGGACGGGCCTTGCAACAAGCGCCTCAACGCTCGCACTCTATGGGCTTTCGGGCAGCGTGACGCCGCGATCCAGGTCATGTGCCAGGACGACGAGGTAGCTTCGGCCCTGGTCGCCTCTGGCGTCCGCTGCCGGATCGGTCGCTATGCTGTGCAGACGGTCGCCTATACCGAAAGCTATGGGCACCCGGTCTTCAAGGGCGAATACCATGGTCCGGTTCCTGGCGAAAAGTCGCAGCCCGTGGCCCTCGACATGAAGCGTTCGGCCAGCTACTTCGACAAGAAAGGCCACCAGTACGTCGTCGCCGCCTGCGGCACCAAGGGCGCCCGCCAGTCTGCCGACGCCGGCGTTTGCGTCAAGACGGCTTCCAACTGATCTTGCGTCCCCGCGCGCCGAACCGGGCGGGCGTGGCCCTTGCTCATCAGCGAGCCACGAAAGCAAGCTGACCGCCGAGGGAAGGTGAAGGGTTCGTCCCCACCGGCTCGGCGGTCATGAAGAGATCTTGCGTCCCCCGTGGAGAGCGGGGCGTTCTGGGTTTGCTCCAAATGGATCCAGCCACGAAAGCAAGCAAGCCACTGGCCGAACTTGTCACTTAAGCGGTTTCGGAGGGCGGTCAGTGGTTTTGAAATCCCGCAAGGGGTAGTTGATCGGCGGGCCAGATGAACCCGCGAGTAAGGTACGAAGCGCGGGCAAGCTCTTACCTCGACAAGGCCGGGGGTGGGCAACAAGAGATGGTTCTATTCTCGCTGCAACGTAAGTTGTCCGCGACGGGTGTGTCGGTTCGATCCCGCTGCTAGACCCGCCGATTAATTCGATATCCGCGCCAGGGCGGCTTCCCTGGCAACACACTGTGTGAGGAATTACAGCATGAAGAAGATCTTTGTTCTCGCCGCCGGCCTGTCGATGCTTGCGGCCCCGGCTTTCGCCCTCGACTTCGGCGTGGGTGGCGGCACCGTCATCACCAGCACTCACTCCAGCACCCTGACGGGTTCGCTGGGTCATGCTTCGGCCATTGGCGGCACGACCGCCTCTGCGAGCGGCGTTGCGGGCGGCGGGGGCGTCGCTGTCGGCGGCTTCTTCGGCCCGGCCATCGCGGGTGGCGGCGGCGCCGGAACGGCGTCCTCGACCTCTTCGACCCTCGCTGCGTCTTCCGGCAATGGCCTTGCCGGTTCGACCACCAGCGGCGGATCGAGCGTGATCGCGGTTGGCGGCGGCGTCGCCGGTCACTGATCGTCACGTCCTAGTTGAGTAATTGAGCGCGTCCTGTTCGCGCAGGGCGCGCTCTTTTTATGTCCAGAAAGGATGCAAGATGCGAAAGCTGCTCGCCGTCACGGCTCTACTCGTGGCGTGTTCCTCGCCGGCATTTGCTAGTGTGGACCCGCCGCCGCAAACGTCCAGTCAAAATTTCAACATCCGGCGCATTTTCGGCATGGAGGCGCAAGAGCGATCGTTCCAAAGCTTGAAGCCTCGCCGCGTGTATCATCGTTGGCGCCCTGTCGCGCATCATCACCACCATCACTATCAGCGCCGCGTCTATGCGCGCGCGGCGGCGGCGGTGGCCCCTGAACCCGATCAGGGCTTCAGCCTATTCGGCTTTCGCTTCTACACGCCCACGGCGTCCCTGAGCGGCGATACGCGCCTCCTGCACGTCGCGGAGCGTTATATCGGCGGCGGCAACTTCACCGGCTTCAATGGCCCCTGGTGCGCGGCCTCCGTGGGTCTGTGGCTGCGCGAGGCCGGCTATTCCCGCCTAGGGTCGCTCGCCGCCGTCGATTATGCCCGCTATGGCCGCCCCAGCGCGCCCAAGCCCGGCGCGATCGCTGTCCTGCCGCATCACATCGGCGTCGTCGCCAAAGTCTATCCTAGCTCGATCCTGCTGCTGTCGGGCAACCACCGGCACAATGTCGGCTATGGCATGGTGTCGATCCGCCGCATCGTCGCTTTTCGTCAACCGGTCTGACCGAGGGGGCGGCTAGATCCGCCCCCGCCCAAACACAAGGAACCCAAACATGACCCCTGAAGAAATTGACGCCATGAGCATACTGCTCGCCCACAAAGCTTGCATGGATCAAATAGTCGCCCACAACTTGATTACTGGGGTGCTTGAAAAGGTGCAGCCCATACCCAGAAAGGCCCAACCCGTCATCTATTATGACACGCTGGAAGAGGCCAACATCGCCCGCCAGCTTGAATGGAAGAACAGCGACAAGCTCGACCTGTCCTATTACGGCAACGCCGCCGCCGGCGAAATGGGCGAAGCCTGCAACGTGATCAAAAAGCTGGAGCGCGAGCGCCTGGGCCTCGACGGCTCACGCGCCAGTGTCCGCGATCTGGCGACAGAACTGGGCGACGTCATGGTTTATGTGTCGCTGATCGCCATCAAGAGCGGCATCAACCTGGACAGGGCGACCGCCGAAAAGTTCAATGAAACCAGCCGCAAGCTGGGCTTCAAGACGAGGCTAAAACAATGTCCATGACCAAGCTTGAGAAGGCGGCGTTCGCGGCGACGCTAAAACAGCTAGACGAAGCGCGCGCCATGCGCTTTCGCGATTTTACGCTGTTCAGGCTGGTCCCCAGCGAACTGCTCCAGATCGGCTGGGCTTTCAACCAGTATAATCGGGAAGTCGGCGTCGGCTGCTTTAGGGCCGGCGCTCACAGCTACAGCAGGACCGACAGGACCGATTCCCAGGGCACCGGCGGTCCCTGGTACGCCAGCAAAGCGGACGCCTACAGGGCGCTGCGCGTTGAGATCCAGCAGAACTACGCAGAGATCCTGGCGATCGTCGACAAGAAAATTGAAAATGCCCGAATCACGGAAAAAGTGGAGGACCAAAATGAGCGGTAGTTTTTGGGAAGGATACCTGATCGGCGCTATATCAGGGGTGTGCGCCTTTGCGATGCTGGTGGCGATATGGTAAAGAAATTAAGCTTAAGCTTGGCTGTAGCAATGTGGAGCGCCTCGACGATCGCCGCACCCTACGTCCTGCATCGCGTCAAGGCGCGTCACAATGCCACGGTGGAGGCCTCGCTGCTTTTCAACCCAAAACCCCTCGCGACATGGAGAGCGCCGTGACCTGCAATTGCGCCGACGAAATGAATGCGCTGATTGCCGACAATAACACCAGGCTGGCCCAGGCTTTTCACATCACCAATGGCCACCTGGTCGTTATCCCTACGCTGCTCGCGACTGAAAAAATCGTCAGTAGCGTGGGCAAAAAGATGCCGCTCATCGTCCCGACACATTGCCCGTTCTGCGGCGTGAAATACGAGAACATTCTAAATGACGCACAACAAACGAACTGAAATGAACAGCGACGAGGTCGCGATCCTGGCCCTGTGGAAGGCCGGTCTGACAGGAACGCAGGCTGGCGCAAAGCTGGGGAAAACCAAGAACGCGATCATCGGCGTCATATCCAGGCTCCGCGCTCGCGGATTCGACGTCAGTCGGGCCGAGGGTGCAGTGTCGCCCAAAGAGCCGACGCCACCCAGACCGCCGAGGACGCCCAAAATGAAAACAATCGCCGCACCCGCCGCGCCGATCGCGCCGCCTGTTCAGGATCGGACGATCATGGGCCTGACGGCTTTCACCTGCCGCTATCCGTTTGGCGATGCGCGATCGCCGGCGGGCGTGACCTATTGCTGCGAGCGGGTCGATAAACCGGGCACGACCATCTATTGCCGCAAGCACATGCTGGCATGCTACGTCCAACGGCTGGCGAGCTAATCACTGGCCGGCGTAGATGATGTAGTTCAGGGCGAGCGTCGGCTGAATGACGCTGACGTCCGTTCCCCAGCCTTCCCAGGAAATGTTGGCGGCGGCGGCTTGAAGATTAGCTCCCGACGCTTCGGTGTTCTTGTTTCCTATTTGCCAGCCGTTGCCGAAAGCAATGCCTTGAGGGTAGGCCTGCTCAAGCCGGTAGCCCCCCATGACGTGAACGTGGCCCGGATCGGGATGGTTGTGGCCGTAATCAGTGTGCTGGTGGCGCGGCATCTGGTTGTAGTTCAGGTTGACGTGATTGGCGTCGGTCCCGGAATTTAACGCCCAGCCAGGCAAGCGCCCTATGCCGTGATCGACGCCGGCGACAACGCGACCGCGCAGATCGGGAACATTGAAAGTCGGGTGCGGACTTGCAGAAGAATTGTAGCCATAAGCGCCGCCGATCCTGGCGAACAGCAAATTGTAGGTGACGCTGTCAAGCGCCTGCCCGTTGCACAGGAACCACAGCGGCGGAACATAATCAGACTGAGCCGCCCAAATCTTCACTTCGCTGACCATGGCGATGGCGCCAGAGGGCGGCGTCGCTCCAACAGCGAAAAGGCCACCTCCGTTTGAGACGATCTGCAGCGTCTCCCCAGATGTCATGTCAATGCCGCCGCCTATTTGAGCGCCGCCAACAGGATCATAGCAATAGCAGTGCAGCACGGAGTTAGCGCCGCCAGTGTAGTTCAAAACAGTCCATGAACCCGTAATGCCCTTGGGAAATCCAAGAGAGATGTATCCAGTTGGTGTGCCGATACAAATTATGATGCTCGGAATGCAAGATCCCGCCACGGCATTGGGCGACACATTGCCAGGAAGAGGAAAGAGCGGCGTCAGCAAAACAGCGCCAGCTTTGTCGCCAGCGCCATAGTCGACATACTGAGCCGCAGCAAACGCCGCATCCGCCAGCCGCCAATTGCTGTTGGTCGGATTGTTCCACGTCGGCGCCCCAGGATCAGGCAGATCGAAGTGTTTGTTGTCGCTGTACTGCTCCACCATGGCCAGATCCTCAGATAGCCGCCTGGGCGACGTGTAGGGCTTTTGCGACCGCCTCATCCGGCTGGTGCAGGATGTCTGCAGTATGCGCTTTTTCCTCGCGCTTGGCGCGCTCTGCTGCGGAGAACAGTCGATCGACCAGGTGCTGGTGCCCTTTCACGGCGCCGCCGCTGGCGTATCGATTTTTCCCCGTGGGGTCATAGCCATAAGACATTCCCGCCAACGGATCGACGCGCGCCTCCGCGTCTGCGGTCACTGGGGCCGGGGCGGCGGCGACAGGCGCGATGGGCGCGATGGGCGCGCCGCCGACAGGCGGGCGATGGCCGGCGATGGCTGCTGCAGGAAGCCTCCCGCCCTTGTAGGTTGAAGGCTTAAGGAATTGCGTGTAGCTACTTGGCCTCACCAGCGGGAGCGCGGCGCGCAATCCTTTATCTGGCAGGGCCGCCGCAGGCGCCGGCTTGCCTGCATAACGCTCAAAAAGCGGCGCCCTGTTGCCGACGCCGTGCGGGAAAAACTTCCTGCTCGCAAGCTCCCCAATACCACTCACTGCTGCCCCAGCCAAGGCGCCGCCGCCACCCGGAAGCAGCGCGTGGCCAACGAAAGGCGCCGCTGCCTCCAACCCCCACTTAGCGACCGGGGCCGCCTTGCCCATGAGCGTCTTGGTGTCCTGTGAGGCGGCTAGTCTCTTGACCTTGTCCAGATCGGAGCCAAAGACATCCTGCGCGACGGGCGCGTTTAGACGCTTCATCACGGTTGCCGAATCGCCCGCCAGCATCGGCTGGCGCAGGTAATTGTCGAGTGTTTCCTTCGGCACAAACTGCTTGAGATGGCTGTAGAGAACGCCGCCCTTGCCCTCATTCATCAGCGCATTGCCGAGGCCCGTGCCGACGGCGTGGAAGTGGTTGTCGTCAGCCGTCGCCAGGTCTTTCGGGAGCGTGTTCATCGTGGGCTTGAAGCTCGATGGCGCCTCACTGCCGAATTGCTTGATCCAGTCGACGTTCAACTTGCGAGCTTTGGCCATGTCGCTCGCCACCGCAGCGCCGTCGCCGCCGTACATTCCCGGCTTCACGGCCACCTTGCTGATGCCAGTGTCGATTCCGTCGATCATCTGGCCGATCATGTAGCGAGCGGGGCCGCTTTCTGTCTCCATCGCCTTCTGCTGGAGGTCGCGCCTGATGTTCTCCATGTTCGGCATGGTGAAATCATTCGGGTCTATGGTTTTGAGGCTGTTCTCCAAATGGTCATACGCCACCTTGGCGTCCGCGAGGTGCGGGTGCTTGTCAAGACGGTTCAAGCCTGGGAAGTTTGGCGTGTTGGCGAGATTGGCCTGCACTTCGCTCATGATGGGTTGAACCGCAGCGGGGTCAAACGTAGCGGTGTGGCTGAAAGCTTTCTTATAAGCGAGATCTTTCGCGGCGAGCGCCTCAGACGCAGCGCCGTGGACAGCCTGGCCTAGCTCGCCGGGGGTCGTCACCTTAGTGAGGTCAGCCGCCTTGCCAGCCTTGGAAGCCAAGCCAGTCAATTCGGCTCCGGTTCTGGCCACGCGCAGAGCCGGCATCGCCACGCTGGCGACGTTGAGCAGCGGATCTACAGGGTCTGTGGTCATCTTCTCAGCGAACTTAGGCCACGATGTGAAGGGGTCCACGGTGCTGTGGTAAGCAGCGGAAGCAGCTTCGGTCGCCGGCTTCACCTTCGCCTCGTACTCCGCGTCCGAAGGCGGCGTGTAGCCTATCGCCTTGTTGACCACCTTCATGGTTTCGGGAGCATAGTCCGAAAGCTTCCTGTTGACCCACGCATCGGCGCCTTGAACCAGATCTTTGCCGGGAAGCTCATGCGTGTCATAGACATGCTTGGCCGCGCTGCCCAAGCCTGAAACTACGTCGCCCACTTTCGCGGCTGCTGACGGAATAAAAGCTTTGGCAGTGCCTTTAGCGACATCCCAACCGGACATATTGGCGTAATCAGGCGGCGGCTTCGGCGTCTCAACCTTTGCCTCCGTAGAGGCGGCATCGCTTGGTGTATTGTATTCGTGGATCGGGTGTGCGTCAGGCCTCGATGCAGCGTCGGAAGCTCCAGCTTCAATGGGCGCAGCCGCAGTAGGAGCCTTGGCGTCACTCGATGTGTTGTATTCGCCAATGTCACCCACGGCTCACCCTCCATAATTTCTGAACCAGCGGGACATATGCCTCCACTCCTTCCGTTTCTCTATGTCATCCGGTGAAATTGCACCGCTCTGGATGTCGGAGAAGAGGTGACGATGGGTCTTGTCATGCTGGATCTTCATGATGTCTTCAAACAAATTGCCCTCGCGCCCGTAGCGATCGCCATGCTCCTTCTCAAAAGCGCGCATGGCGTCTTGCGCGGCGTAAAGCCCCACTCCTTGCTTGTCGCCTGAGTTCGCCTTGATCTTCCAATCGTTGAGATAGGCATCGCGATCGATCGCTCGCTGCTGGTCTTTATAAAGTCCCTGAAAAACCGAAATCGCAGCCTCTTTGGTCATGTGCTTGCCTGGAATGGCTCTTGAAGCTTCCCCAAGGGCGCCGAGAGCCTTCTGCCCCGCGCCACCAGCCATCATGAATTGCATCGCCGCCGTGTATTTGTCAGCGGCCACGCCTTTCTCAAGATCCCCTTCGTTTAGCATTAACTTGGCTATTTCCTCTTTTTTGTCAGGGAACATCGCCGCAGCGCGGCCCAGCGCCGCATTCCAATAGTTGCCAATGTTATGCGTGAGCGGAGCTAGAGTGTCGGCTTTCAAAAGGCTGTCTTTGGGTATCTGAAGAAGCTTGTCGGCCAGAGTGTTCATGGCAGGGCGCTGCGACCTGGCGTCTTCCGCATCGCCCGCAATCTTGGCTTCTAGCGGAGCCGATATTTTCTGGGCTGCAGCATAGGCGTTTTGATTTATAAAGTAGCGATCATGCGCTTCATTCATGATCGACTCGCCCGCGCCGCCAACGCCCGTTGATGCCTCCACATCAGTCTTTGGAGGAAGCGGCTTGGCTTCGGGCATGAAATGAGAATGGCCTGCAGGAGCGCCACCCGCTACCGGGGCCGCGTCTGTTGCGCCTGCGCCCGCTACCGGGGCCGCGTCTGTTGCGCCTGCGCCCGCCACTGGGGCCGTCCCTGTTGCGCCTGGACCGCCGGCAGGACCGCTTGTGCCGCCCGTCATGGTTACGGGCTGGTTCGTGTGACCCGAATACTCAGCCGAACCACGCACCTCGTCTTCGCCAATAAGTTTCGGCGCGCGGCCCTGCTTCTCCAGTTGAAGCCACGCAGCAAACGTCATCGGAGGGCCATCCACTGGATTGACCATCCGGAGGCCGTCCTTCGTGTAGATGCCGCGTTCCTTGAGAGCGGCGGCCTCTGTCGTTGCGCCAATGTCATTGCGCCGCGTCTCAGACTGCTTGCCCGCCAGTTCAGCTTCGCTTCTCTGCTCGCCGGCGTAAGCCTGCGCGCCCTGTCCGAGGCCCTGCAATAGAGCGGTGCCGAGGTATGGGCTGTTTGAAGACGCCATGCCGCCGACACCGCTCAACAGCGGGATTAGCCAGCTTCGGTTCTGCCCGAACCAGTCGCCGCCTTTTTTGTCTGATGGATCTTCTGCAGCGGGCTTGCGCGCGAGCAGGGGCGGCGTCGCATCCCTGGCCACAGGCAAGGCTTTGGCGACCACGGGATCCGCGTCAACCTTACCTGGCGCTCCAGCCACAGGCGCGGTGTCGGTGGGCATCATGATGTCGTCAGATGCTGGGTCAGCCATTGTCAACCTCCACCACGAATATGCGCGGCTTCACGAGCGCGGCGAGCGCGAGCCGCTGGCGTCTTGCCGCCAAGTCCCGCAACTGCATTTGCAATCTCGTTGGGGCCACCGCCGTGTCTGATAGCAGCGGCGACCGGATCGGGCAGGTGGCCATAGTTCCAGATGGTCGAGCCGAGGCCGTCGCGGACATTGCGCGGCAGGGCGCGCCAGACATCCACCCCGCCGGCTTTTCTCACCGCCGCCGGAAGGTACTCGTTTTGCATGCGATGCGTCATATCCTGCTGGGCGCCCTGTGGCGTGATGGTGTCGCCCTGCCGAACTTCGCGCATTTCGCCAGTGTTCGGATCTCGCATCTTATGGGAGCCGTAGCCGACAGCCCAGTGGCCCCCGCTGCCGCTGGCGTTCTTGTCAAAATACGCCTGCCCACGAAAAGCTTCCTCCTGCGAGAGGATGCCCTGAACGCCATTGCTATAGCCTGGCGAAACGCGCCCTGTCGCATCGGTTCTGGCGCCAGTGCTGTCAGTGGACACTGCCGTCGAATAGCCTTCAGGCGGGCGCTGGCCCATGCCGACAGACGTAGCGCCGGGGAACAGCGCATGCTGTTTCGCCGTCATGCCGCCTTCCCAGGAGCCGCCGAGCATGCCGAGGCCCTGCCGCCCGCCGAGGTCGAAGTGCATCAGATCGACCGCGCCATATGGCCCACCTTGCGCTTCCGTCTTGCCGCTGAAATAACCGCCCCAGCGCGTGGCGCTGTTCAGTTCGGGGTTGTTGTGCTGCTGCGCCGCCCTGAAATCTTGCGCAAATTTCTCATAGGCGCGGAAGGTGGTCGGGTCTTGATAGTTGGCGAGCCTCTCGCCCTTCTCATTATAGAGCGCGACATCAACCGCGTTGCCCCTGCCATGCTGGCGCTTATCGCCTTGGCGGAAACCCGATTCGAACTGCGCATGCCAGCCTTGCGGCAGACCCCTTGTGGCTTCCGTGAGGTTGCTGACCAGGCGCGGATCGACGCCTTGGGCGTGAAAATTACCGCCAGGCGACATCATCTTTGGCGAGCCATTCATCAATTCGTTGAAGCGCCCGTGGACTTCATTGCCGATAGCCTGGCCCGCGCTGTTGACGGTCTGGCCGATAGCCTGGCCCGCCCTGTTGACCACCTGGCCCGCGCTGTTGATGGTGTTGCCGACATTGCGGGCGCCGCCCGTGAAGAAATCGGCAACATTGTGGAGCGCGCCGTCCACGCCGCGAGCGATGCCGCCAAAGAACTGTTCGATGGGATTGCCGTTGGCGTCGTTCGGAGGCGTCGGCGCTCTGGCCGCCCCGCCAGCAGGAGCAGTCGGCGCAACGCCGCCACGAGGCGCAACCCTTGCGGGAGCGGGGGCGGGGGCCGCAGCGGGAGCGCGAACATCGCCGCCGATCGGCGCTGGCGACAGCGGGAACTGCTTGTGTTCCGCCAGGTATTGCAAATCCGGTTCGCGAGCGGGCGCGGCGGCAGCAGGGGCAGTGACGCCGGTCGGGCTGACCGTCATCGGGAAGGCGCCAGCGCCGACGCCTGGAGTGACTTTTGGCGTAAAGGAGTCGGGAGCCTCAGTGGCAGTCTTAACTGCAGTAGGAGTTTCAGCAGCCCCCAAGCCAGGCGCGGGTGCAGCGACCTTATCGTTGGTGTTCGACGGAATGATCGTGGTGTTCGGGCCGGCAACGCGCGTCTCCGGATCATTGTCCAGAGGAGAGACGGGGGCGTTGAGATGAGCAGCCGCCTCCTTTTCCGCGTCAGGCACCAGGCCACGGGTGGGCGCTATCATGCCAGTAGCTTCGCCCACCTTCCGCAGCAGCGACTTATTTCCGTATTCTTCGTTTTCGCGCGCTTCCCTGGTCGCCTGAAGATCGGCAACCCTCTTCGCCAGCACTGCTTGCGTGTGCGCCCGTCCTTCAGGCGAGGTGGCTTCTCTGAGCGCAGCGGCGGCTTCTTCAGGCGTTGCGGTGGCGTTGGGAAACGCCGCAGTGGGAAATTCCGCGCTTCCAAGGTTAGGCTTCTCGGCAAAACCAGATCCGCGCTCGCCAGCGGCGAGGCCCACCGTAGGAGCGCCGCCGGCATCGACGTCAGCAATCGGCTCGGCCCCATGCTGAAGCGGGCGCGACGTGCCGCCCAGATCGGTTGCCAGCGGAGATTCGCCGCCGCCAGGAGTGGGGATCACCACATCGGCGGGTTTCCATGTCGGAGATAGCTCTCCGCGCGCGGGCGCTTCCGTGGGCGGATACGCTTTTGCCAAGGCAGCAGGCGTCATCACTTCATGCAAACGCTCACGCGGGACATGCTGCATAAGATACGCATTTTGTTCTTCAGGCGTTGCATTCGACGCCGACATGGCAGGGTGGACGGAGCTTCTGAGTTCCGGCTCGCGCCCCTGCCGCTCTTGGCTCATGTAATCCACGCCCTGACCAGCAAGACCAGTGTTCGCGCTCGTGGTCAGCGGCGCCGTTTCGTTATTGACGGAACCCTGATGCTCAGA